TAAATACATGGTAATATGAGTAAGAAGAAAAAATTTAAAGAAACAAAAGTAGGTCAGTTCTTATCAGGAGCTGGTTCATCTATTATAGATTCTTTTGGAGAAGTGCTTCCAGATAAAGGTATAATGGGGGTAGTTAAAAACTTAATTAAGAAAGACCCTGTGCTTCCAGCAGAAGACAAAGAAAAAGCTTTAGCTTTACTGCATCAAGACACGGTAGAAATGCAAGAGGTAACTAAACGTTGGCAGAGCGACATGCAAAGTGATTCGTGGCTCTCGAAAAACACAAGGCCACTTACATTAGTATTTCTTACTGTATCAATGGTATTATTAATATTCGTAGACTCAACAGGTGGATGGTTTGATGTTGATAGCGGCTGGGTTGATCTTCTGAAATCTTTATTAATTACAGTTTATGTAGCATACTTCGGTTCGAGGGGGGCGGAGAAATTTAAATCAATTCAAAAGAATGGCTCGTAATATAGTCTACGCTTACATAGAAAGACCTAAGAAAAAAAGACCTGGTGTTCATAGTAAAAACGCTAGTCGAAGTCAAACAGCTTACAAGAAAAAATACAGGGGTCAAGGCAGGTAATTTATTTATATCTTTGTATTAATCAAATTTAATCAAATGGATATTCGTAAAATCTCAATAGGGCCAAACTATAAGTCTGATGCTATGCACTATATAGTAGGTCAAGAGGTATTAGGCGGCAAGTATTTTATTCACCTTATACAATATGTAGAAAGAAGTGATAGTATAAAAATCTGGATACAAAGAGAAGGGGAGATATTACTCTGGAAAGAGTTTAATTCAAACATGCCAGTATCAATAGAATATAATATAAACTTTTAATGAGGTCACCTTTTTATTTTATCGTTAAACCACTTGATGATAAAAGATATACCAATACAAAAGATATAGATGGTATGGATTTTATTACAAGCACCTCTGAGGAAAACCACATGGCTTCCAACAGACAGGGCGTAGTGGTAGCTACACCACTTGGTTATGATGGAGAGATTGAAGTGGGGGATTTACTTTTAGTACACCATAATGTATTTAAGTTCTACAATGATATGAAGGGTAGGCAAAAAAGCGGCAAGAGTTTTTTCAAAGATGACTTATTCTTTATAGAGCATGACCAATTTTTTATGTATAAACATAATGATCAGTGGATATGTCATGACAGGTATTGTTTTGTAAAGCCTGTTCCTGTAGAAGAATCTTTTATAATGAAGCTTGGTAAAGAAGAACCACTGGTTGGTATTATGAAATACCCTAATAAATATTTATCTTCACAAGGTGTACAGAGTGGTGACAAAATATCATTTAAACCGAACAGTGAGTACGAGTTCACAGTTGATGATGAAAAGTTATACAGAATGTTTGATCATCAAATTACAATGAAACTATGAAGTCAGAAGATTTAAAAAAAGAAATTATACACGCAGGGCGTAGAGCTGTAGAGCAGTTAATTAAGGTTGCAAAAGAAGATATTATAAAACCTGACCCTGACGATGAGCTAGCAGCTGATAGGCTAAAGAACGCAGCAGCTACTAAAAAGCTGGCTATATTTGATGCGTTTGAGATTTTAAATAAAATTGATTCAGAGGAAGAGGTTATTAACTCTGGAGGACAAATAGATAAAACAAATACAAAGCAAGGTTTTGCAGAAAGAAGATCAAAATAAACTATACAAATTATTAAAGGACTATGTGCCTAGTGGAGTTTACAAAAGAAAAAATAACTCTAAAACTTGGCTCTATGGTTATAATGAAAAATATGATATAGTTGTTATATCTAAGTCTGGACAGATAGGTGATATTATTTCAATTAATGGTTTACCGATAGCGTTGCCACCAACTCCAAAAAAAATATACAAAAGAGATTCAGATAAAAAGGAACAGTTTTGGGAGAGAGAAGAACTACCTCGAGATTTGTCAAGAATAAATTCTATTTTTCAATGGAATGATAGGCCTCCAGCTTTTAAAAACAAATGGGTTGATTATATAGAATCAGAGTTTGATAGAAGAGAGTTAGGTTTCTGGTTTTATAATAATGGCAAACCTACATACATAACCGGCTCACACTATATGTATCTACAGTGGACAAGTATTGATGTTGGGTATCCTGACTACAGAGAAGCTAATAGAATATTCTTTTTATACTGGGAGGCTTGTAAGGCAGACAAGAGATGCTTTGGCATGGACTATCTTAAAATAAGACGTTCAGGTTTTTCTTTTATGGGGTCTTCTGAGTGTGTCAATACAGGAACGCTTGCTAGAGATTCAAGAGTAGGAATACTGTCTAAAACAGGATCTGATGCAAAAAAAATGTTTACTGATAAAGTTGTGCCTATAGCCAACAGATTACCTTTCTTTTTTAAACCTATACAAGATGGTATGGATAAACCAAAAACTGAATTAGCGTTTAGAGTTCCTGCATCTAAGATTACTAAAAAAAATATGCACGAGGTTATGGATGAAGAGTTAACAGGATTAGATACAACTATCGACTGGAAGAATACAGATGATAACTCTTATGATGGTGAGAAACTATTACTGCTTGTACACGATGAATCAGGTAAGTGGCTCAAGCCGAATAACATTCAGAATAACTGGCGTGTAACTAAAACTTGTTTAAGATTGGGTAGTAAAATTATAGGCAAGTGTATGATGGGTTCTACGTCAAATGCTCTGAGTAAAGGTGGTGAGAATTTTAAAAAGTTATTTGAGGATTCTAGCATAGAGACAAGAAATGCCAACGGTCAAACTAAATCAGGATTGTATTCACTTTTTATTCCAATGGAGTGGAATATGGAAGGATTTATTGATAGGTTTGGTATGCCGGTGTTTAGAAAGCCGGAGAAAAAAATTAGAGGAGTAGATGATGAGTGGATTACAAATGGCGCAATAGATTACTGGGAAGCAGAGGTAGATTCATTAAAGAAAGATGCTGACGCATTAAATGAATTTTATAGACAGTTTCCAAGAACAGAGTCTCACGCATTTAGAGATGAAAGTAAATCTTCTTTATTTAACCTAACCAAAATTTATCAGCAGATAGATTACAATGATTCACTTATTATGGAACATCACGTAACTAGGGGTAGATTTTATTGGAAAGATGGTGTAAAAGATTCAGAAGTAATATGGACACCAGATTCAAGAGGTAGGTTTAAAGTATCTTGGACGCCTAACAAAGGATTATCTAATAAAAAAATAAAGAAACATGGTATATATTTTCCAGTCAACGAACATATAGGTGCATTTGGCTGTGACTCTTATGACATATCTGGTACAGTAGGTGGTGGAGGATCTAATGGAGCTCTACATGGTTTAACTAAGTATAATATGGAAGAAGCCCCTAGTAATGAATTTTTTTTAGAATATGTTGCAAGACCACAAACAGCTGAGATATTTTTTGAAGAGGTGCTAATGGCTTGTGTATTTTATGGAATGCCAATACTAGTTGAGAATAACAAACCCAGACTCTTATATCATTTTAAAAACAGGGGATATAGAGGTTTTAGCATGAATAGACCTGACAAACACTACAATAAACTTTCCAAAACAGAAAGAGAGCTGGGGGGTATACCTAATACATCAGAGGATGTAAAACAATCACACGCAGCAGCTATAGAATCTTACATTGAGAAACACGTAGGTATAGATTTGGAAGGTGTCAATCGACCTATGGATGAAATGGGCAATGTATATTTTACTAGAACCCTAGAAGATTGGGCAAGATTTGATATTAGCGCTAGAACCAAGTTTGATGCAAGTATTAGTTCTGGCTTAGCAATAATGGCAAACCAAAAGAATGTTTATCTTCCAGAGAAAAAACAATCAAAAATAAGTCTTAACTTTGCAACATATAATAATAAAGGAACATTAAGTGAATTAATTAGATGAAAGAGGTAAACATAAACATTTCATCTGTAGGATTCCCTAGTCAGTTCGTGTCTGATGCTGAGAAAGCAACTGACGAGTTTGGATTACAAATAGGGCAGGCTATTCAATATGAATGGTTTCGTAAGGATTCTAACGGATGTAGATACTATAGTCAGTGGAGGGACTTTAATAGAT